AGCAAACCGGAGCCAGCTTAACGCCTTCTTCATACGTACCTTCATAATAGGTACGAGACACCTTCGGCGCAGCCGCGACAATGATTACGCTCATTGAACGTTCTTCGTTCTTGGCAACTTCTTCACCACCAACAATCATACGGAATACACCGCCCTTGATGGAGATACGCTTGCTGGTGGGGCCACCACCCATAAGAGCTTTGGTTGTATCGTCCAACTGCAGGGTGCGCAAGTGCGCGGGTAAGTTCTGGCTAAAAATAGTCAAATCAGACATCGGATAAGCTCCTTATTTACGACGAATAGAGACAGTGTACTTACTGTCCACGTTGAGTCCCGCAGGTAAAACATCGGGGTGTTCTTCAAGAAACTGTTGCATGTTCAGTTGGCTGATGCGCCGCTCAAACAAATCCAATGCGTCATGTTCCTTGACGAATTTATGAAACGAATGCCAGTCGCTAGTCCAAAACTTCTTCTGCACCTTACGACTAACCGTGCCATGTTCAGTACGCAAACTGTCCGCACCAACCATCTTGCACATTTCCAACAACTCTTTCTCAATCAACTCCAACTTCTCTTTGAGTTCGGCATCTTTCATGTCGTACTCTTTGGCTAATTCGCCCCGCTTCTCGCGGATTTTTACATACACTTTAACTAATTGGTCAGCCGTAGCTTCCATAAGTCCTCCTAAACATTACGACTAAATTCTAGTACCTTCACTTTACAATGTCAAGTGTCTTCGCCAAGATTTTTGTACAAATCAACCACACGCGAATGGACATCAATGTTTCCCTGCAGCATCGTGTACACCTTCTTTTCTACTTCAGACCCTTGCAGATGGACCACGGTACAAGGGTTTCTTTGGCCTGAGCGATGCACTCTGGCGTTAGCTTGCATATAAACTTCGCACGACGTAATCGGCCCCCACCACACGACGACGTTGGCAGCAGTAAGAGTTACACCATGCGCAGCAGCTTGGGGCTGAATGATAAGAACTTGTGGGTCATGCTCTGTTTGGAACTTATTAAACGTCTCGGTGCGTCTCAGCACAGGCACTTGGCCGTTGATGATTTCAGACGTTATGCCAGCCTTGGTTAGTTCTTCATGAATAATGTGTATAGCATGTGTGTACGCAACAAATACCAACACTTTATTAGATGCTTCTTCAATAACTTCTTTTAGTGCGTCTAGTCTATTTTTAGCATCGAACGCGATAATCTCTCCAGTATCTGAATACACTGCGCCACAAGATAACTGCAGAAGTTTGTTTAGCGTAGCAGCAGCATTGACCGCCGTGATTTCTTCTCCAGCAGCTACAGCCATCATCTGTTGTTTGATTAGCTTGTAGTACTTTCTTTGCTGCGCTGTGAGGGGCACTTCCCGAGTAGAGTAGGTCATGTCCGGCAAGTCCAAGCATTCTTTTTTGGTGAACCTGATAGCCGGTTGAAGTACTTGGTGCACTACCTGTTCAGACCTTGGGCGTGGAACCCACTTAAACTGGGTAATGCGCTGCATTACCATGTCCTTGAAACCACCAGCAAACTTCGGCACACCGCTCGGGTTAACCATTTTAGCCAACCCATAAGCATCCATAGGCGACTGCGCCGCTGGTGTACCCGTCAGCATCCACAACCAAGTCTTTGACTTTATTAACTTATTTATTGTTTTCCATCGGTTGGTGCTTGGATTCTTCAGAGCGTTGCACTCATCAATAACAACCAAGTCAAAGTCTGCTGCTTCGAGCGCATCGAACACAATCTCTGTGCCGTCAAAGTTAATAATCACAAACTCAGCGCCGCTGTTGATAGCTTCTGCGCGCTTTTCTCTGGAGTGACTATGTGCTACCGCACTAGTCCTGTGCATGGCGAACTTAAACAAATCATTCTGCCAAGCCGACTGCATAATGGATAGCGGACAAATAACCAGTACCCGTTTGATTTGCCCTATGTTCATCAAGTAGTCCGCAGCCCAAATGACACTTGATGTCTTGCCTGTACCTTGCTCGTTAAAACAAAATGCCTTGCGGTGCAGGGTCAAGAACGCTGCTGTTTTCTTTTGATGTGCAAATGGCTTGTGTAGTCCGGGCCACTCGTAGTGCGCCTCAATCGGAGACGGCACATTTTTTATTCTGAGATTCTTTAATACTTGCGCTTCTTCTAAACCCCACCTTACTAACAGTGAACCATCGTCTAGAAGTTTACTTTTGGGTATTACTGCAGTGACTTTTTCTGGGTTCTTCAGTCGCAGTAAAAGCCCTTTGTTGTCAATTATTTGCATCGTTTTCCCAATAGCATATAGAACCAAATCGACGTATCGACTGGCTCCTGCAACTACACAACCGCTTTACAGCTTACTTCTTCTCGCCCTTCTTGTGCCCATTACGGGCACGGTTTTTGGACGGCGAAACCAACCGCACACCGTCCGCGTTGCTACCGCCTTTGCTCAACATCTTCACGTGGTCGATGTCTTTGCCCTTGCGGTCAACGCCCTTCTTGTCCATCTTTCTACGCGCCCGCTGACGTTCCATACGGTCGTCATGCTCCCCACGCTTCTTCTGCATTTCATATTCATGCTTGTAAGGGCGTGGTGACTTAGTGTAAGGCATCGTAATTAAGCGCGTCCATTGTGCGGACAGTCTACTACAGGGCAATGCCCACGACAAGTAAAGTTCGGTTTTTGGTTCCAGACATCTTTCTCGATAGCCACTTCCAACCGCTTCGTGTCTTCTAACCACTTCATCCAGTACACGTGCTGCTGGTCACTCTCGTAGTTAGACTTAATGAACTCTTCTGGCACAACAAATAATAGTCCGGCTTTTACTTTCGTTACTTCAGGAAAGTGTTTGAACACCGCTAAAGATAAAATCTCTAACTGCTTGCTGTCCGCGTACTTACTGCTTTTGCCAGTCTTGTAGTCTACAAGATACGCTTTCTCGCCGTTCACAATCAGAAGGTCAGCAATGCCACGCCACCATACTAACGGGTCAAAGAACCCGCACGGATTTAGATTCTCTTGTAGACCAAGTTTGTACTCACAATACTTAGTACCTTCGATTGCTTTCAGCGGGTCTAGCTGAACCTTGTATTGCGCAAACTTTTGCGGTAGTGGTACGTCATCGCGCATGTATTCTTCAAAAGCCTTATGCACCGCATTGCCATACAGCAATGGCTCACTATCTGGTTCTTTGATGTCCTTCTTGATGCGCAAACGGTAATACTTATAAGGACACTGCAGAAACAAATTTAGATTACTGTACGACCATGTGTACTTTGCCACTTTAACAGTCCCCGTAACTTTTACCCATACCGGATTCGCAGTTTAGAGGAAGTCCTACCGCCCATGTGGGTGATGTGCGCATGCAAGTTTCCACGTACTCTTTAGCGACCGGCGCTTCTTCTTTCTTACTAATACATGCAACAGCATCATGCACGGTCAGCACTACCTTGTACTTCTTGTTTATTTTGACCAACTGCTCCGCAATCACGCACCGCGCTAACGCTTGGCAGACATTTTCTACAACCTTACCGCCGTAGATTTTTACCGTGCCTCTGCGCGTGGGATAGGCGTACTGAGCTTTGCCTTCGGCATCTTCATGCTTAGTAAGACCATCATAGCGTTGCCATAGCCCATTAGGCAACAAGAACCCGTTTTGGCTTGGGTCAAATTCCAGAACACCGTCACGCCCCAAGTTACTAACAGTCTTAGTAATTATGCACTCTAAACATTTTTGTGCTTGCTTCCACAGTTCTGGAATCTTTGGGTATGTTTTACGGTAGACCGAGATAATTCTCTTTGCTTCTTCTAGGTCTGTGTCTACACCAAACGTCTTCAACTGAGCTTGGAACTTTGCCGCACCCATGCCATATCCTGCGCCAAGAATTGTGGTCTTACCAACAAACCGTTCTTCTTTCGTGATTTCGTTCATGGGTTTGTCGTAGATACTAGACGCCATAATCTTGTAGACATCTTCGCCGTTGGCGAACGCAGTAACCAAATCATCCTGACCGGCAAGCCACGCCAAGATACGCGCTTCAATTTGTGATGAGTCTGCGTCGATAAGCAAATGCCCATCTGGTGCTTTGATTGATTGTTTTAGTTTATTAGCATTAGCGCCACGCGACGGCAGATTCTGCAGATTGATTTTGTCGTCACCACCCCACCGTCCGGTATGCGCAGCGTAGTATCGCAGGGGCACTGGCATCGGGCCGCGATGGCCAATACTTATGAAACGCTCGGTTCGCGTTTCTTCCAAAGTAGTTTTGTTTCCAAGACGGGCGGCGACAAGCGCCTGCACTCTAGCGTCTGGATGCTCCAGCAGTGCTTTGAATTCTTCGTCAGTCTTAGCGAACGCCCATGCTTCTTTGCCGGTACGCGCACTAATCTTGGTTGGCGGCTCCACACCAAGACTCTTCAACAACTCTGCGAACTTATCATTCGACATCAGGTCGTCTTTGTTGGTCGTGGCTGCAGCTAGTAATCTTTCTTTCTTTGTCTTTACATCTTCAAGATGTTGTTCCAGCAACGAGATGTCTAACTCCAAGACAGGCTCAGTAAACATCTTAAGCGTTGCATCTATAACTTTAAGTTCTTGCTTGGGATAGTTCTCAGACAGAATTTCAAACAGCTTGTAGGTAAGCTCAACGTCGTTCTTGCAGTACTCGCCGTACCGCTCCAATTCTTCGGACGTAAAATCTAGTCTGCGTTTACCTAGCGCGTTAATTACTTCTGTGCCTTTTTCGCCTATACCGTATCTTTCGGCCAACGCTTTGAGCGACCCACCCGCTTCGACCCCGTGGATACTTCTTGCCATACAAAGAGTGTCGAGTAGAACCTTCGGGCGAACGCCGAACAACCACGAAAGAATCGCACCGTCAAACATCGTATTGTGCGCAAGTACCATCTTATCGGCCCAGTCAATGCTATGCAGGGCTTTCCTGATTTCGGGGTGAGTGCCGCTAATCCAATCTGTCGGGTAGTCTCCAACCTTGACGGCAACTCCAATGACTTCAAACCGCTCGTCGCGGATGTATTCTTCCGTAGTGATTTTAGATAACGAGAAAATTTTGTCATAGTATGTCTCAAAATCCACAGTAACAATCTGCATCAGAAGTCAAACTCCCCTTGAGCTGGGTTGATAATCTTTGCAATCACTTCTTCAGAAAAAGTTCTACGTAGTAAACGTCTATATGCTTGTTTTAACAGTATAAATTCCTCTGCTGTGAGAAGGAAGGCCAGCGGCGTTTGTATATCACTAGAAAAAGTGTCTATAAATTCGTCGCGCCAGTGCGCATTCTTACCATAAAACTCATGCGGAAACTGTTCCATCCTCTCCAGCAGAGCGCGTACCTCATCTGATACGCTGTTTTCGTCCATTTTTATGCGGCCTCTTTGTCATGTAGCCAAGCACGGAGCATGCGCGTCTGAACAACCATTTCGTTTGTCATATCTAAAGCGCCTTGATGTTTGTTGTGCAAACACGCGTCGTGAAGTTCTCTGCACAGCTTATCCATCTTCAGAAGAATCGGGGCGTAATCAAAGATTTGGTCGTTCATGTAGTGCCTTTCATATGGATGTTATTTAGAAACTCCTCGAACCGCTCGTAGTGCGGCCCTTGAGTTACCAGCTTTTCCCGCGCATCATCAGGGTTTGGTTGGAGTTCTATTAAACCGGCATCGACTAATGTTTTAGTGACCCGATTTTGAAGTGTCGCAGGTGACGCTATTTTACCGCCAAGAGTGATGTCGGTTACCCTGATTTTTCTACCATCTTTCCAACAGCTTGCAAGCACCATCAAAATTTTTAGGTCGATGACATCCAAATCAAACTCATCACTGAGCAAGTCTAGCTGGTTAGTAAGATTTTTTAAGTAGTCCATCTAGTTCCCTCTCAGTTAAAACGACCATCCCTTCGTTTGATATTACGTAATAATTTATTGGCCTTCTGGACACGCCCTTCAACGGCTCGGCTTTCAATAAACTAATATCACCATCTCTTTTTAACTTCTCTACATACCGTTTAGCTGACACCAGACTAACGCCAATACCCTGTGCAATCTGCAAGGTGCTAGACCCCGACGGCCTGTTCGCCAAAAAATCCAGTATGTCCAGCTTTCGCGTTTTGTATTTATGACGCGTCTTAATTAGGTGCTTTTCTTTCTGCGTCAATTCTGGCGAGGAGTGCATTTAGGTCTTCGATGTTTGTTTCGTTAATGACTGCTGAATATCCACCAGCAGTAGAAATTTGATTTAGGTTCTTCATCTGCAGTGCGGTCGGTTTGTTATCACCAGCCTTGCACTCAATACCTATAAACATGCCACGATAACACGCAACAATATCTGGTATGCCTGACGAACCATATCCCCCCATTACGGGGTAAAACCAATACACGTTGCTGTTACTAAGTAGTTTAGTAACTTGGTCTTTTACTTTTTTCTCGGGCGTCTTTGCCATATTAAAATAATGCTTCCTCAGAAGTTTCAAATATAGATGGTGTTTTATCTTGCGGGATTTTTAAC